CCCGATTTGTCATTTCCCTCTTTGCTCCCCGCCCCACTCCATAAGTATGAATGACTGAATGTATGTATAAGGCAAACTGCCTGCATTTACACTAGTAATAAGATTTCTCTTATCCATCCAATCGTCCACACCTACTTCATCGTGGGGCTCTCCCCTACCCATTAGTTTCCCTGTCCCCTACTCATATTTCGGCGAAGCTCTGCACCCATAAGTCAAAACGATCGACTTGAGGTCGATGTCGTAACCTTCTGAGTACTCGGCTGTTGCTTCCACCCTAACCTTCTTACCCCCAAGTTTTTCTAGCTTCCACAGACCGAGAGCGCAACCTGTCTTTTGTTGTCGCTTTAGTTCTCGCATTAGCTGGACGTTCTTGAAATTCCTAGTGTTGTTACCTAGATTTCTTACCGCTTCGACCTTTTGTTCTTGGTCCACAATCATGTTCTCACTTGAAATGAAACCAGCCAGAAATGACTGGTCCCAAAATGAGTCATCTTCACCGAAGAAGCGAGCCAATCCAATTTGCTCGCGCGATTTCCGAATCTCTTTGATTTCAAGCGCGTCTTTGTGCGCAGAGAGTTCTTTCGCTATGGCCACCATCATAGGTGGTCTTAGTGGGGATGGACTGTTTTTGTTAACCCATTTAACCCCTTGGCGATCACAACCTTCCAAAGTTGCGATTTCCACATATTCTTGTGCGGTGTATTTGTGTGTCTGTGGGGGAGTCAAACCAAGACCCCCCAGGTATTGCGGGAGAAAGTATGGGGTGTTCTTATCCACACCTTCTAACCCACTTCGGCGGAACCGTTCCAGCTTCTTTAACTGTATGTTGTTAAACGTCTCTAGATAGTTCTTCTCCATTTGCGGACAGGCAAGTTCTAAACTGCCCTTAAGCATACTCAACCCCTTTTCCCCCCTCTGGGTGATAGTGGAGCGAAACTGGACGTAATTGGCGAATCGATCCGACTTCTTGTCGACATCTTTCCGTTGTGCGTCCCGTAGCACCATCATCTTTCCCAGGGCGGTTGAAGTCTTATTGTATAGCTGTCTATCGTCATTATTTAGCTTAGTCCTGGTTACCACCAGAAAGTCCGTACCCCTGTGAGCGTCCGCCCAAATTGATAGGTCTCTGTCCGTGAAATCACTCAAGTCCGTTCCATCATCCCCGACCATAACTGCACGCTGACCTCCCGACAAAAGTCTAGAGTTCATTGTACGGCAAAGTTCGAAGGAGAGGGCTGGAAACTTGTCAAAC